CCGGGCGCGATTTTTTGGCATTTTCGTAAAAGGGTTTTCATGGCAGGCAGACCACCGAAGCCGACCGAACTCAAGCTCCTCGACGGGACATTCCGCGCTGATCGAGACGGCGACCCGTCCACGGTGAAGGCCGAAGGCGTTGCGGCGCCGCCGCGAGGCCTCAGCAGGGAGTCTCGAGCCTTCTGGAACGAGATTGTCCCTGGGCTTGTCACGGCCGGTTTGGCGAAAGCGTGCGACGCCCCACAGCTCGCGGCCATGTGCCAGTGGTATGCCCGGGCACGTAAGTGGGAACGGGCGCTCGACAGGGAGAAACCGAGCAGCAAGACCCACAGCATGATGGTCCAGGTGGCCATCGCCTGGCAGAACTTCGACCGAGTCGCGAGCCGATTCGGCCTGACGCCGAGCGACCGATCGAAGATGCGGATTGCGTTCAAGGAAAAGCCGGTGGGTAAGGTTCCCAAGAGGGCACGGTGATCGACGCGGCAACGCAAGCCTGGATCCGGAACAAGAGCGACGAAGCCGCCGCGGCGAACGGCTGCACCTTCGACGTCGAGCGGGCGGTGTTCGTCGTTAACTGGATTGAATCGGTCTGCCGGCTCTATGAGGGCGAGTGGGCCGGACAACCGCTCATCCTCCGTGGGTGTCTCGACTGCGGCTATGACCTCCAAGGCGTCGACGGCGCCGAGCGGGCGCGGCGACATTGCGAGTGTGTGGCGGCCGGCCACCAGGTCGATTGGCAATACGAGTGCGTCATGCGGCTTTTCGGCTGGGTGCGATGGTCGGAGAAGTGGAAGCGACTCATCCGCCGCTTCGTCCAGGCCTCGATATGGGTGTGCAAGAAGAACAAGAAGACGCCGACGCTTGCGGCGATCGGCCTGTACCTGCTCGCCGGCGACGGCGAACAGGGCCAGAAGGTGTTCCTCGCCGCGAAGAACGGCAAGCAGGCGCGGGAACTGGCGGGCAAACACATTATCGAAATGGTCCGCGCCTGCCCGGACCTGGCCCCGCCCGATGGCGAATGCACGATCAACCAGTCGACGAAGCAGGTGACGCACGAAGAGAGCCGGTCGATCCTCGTTCCGTTATCCTCCGAGAACACGCGGACGCAGCAAGCCAATGAGGGGCTCAATGGTTCGGTGCTGATTGACGAGACGCACGTCGTCGACCGGGACTTCATCGGCCGCATCTCTCGAGCCGGCATCTCCCGCAGCGAACCGCTGCAGATCGAGGTCAGCACGGCCGGCGACGACCAGGACGGCTACGGCAAGGAGCGCTTCGACCGGGCCGTGGCTGTGATGAACGGCATCTTCGACGAGCAAGAGTTGTTCGCTGCTGTGTACGCGGCGCCGCAGGACCTGAACGATGCCGACCTGGACGCCGATCCGCTAAAGTACGGCCGCATGGCGAACCCAGCGATGGGACACACGGTCGAGGCGGAAGAATTCTTGAGGGACTACCGCACGAGTCGGGCGAAGTCGCTCTACGATTTCTTGCTGTTCAAGAAATACCGCCTGAACGTCTGGAGTCACAGCGCTAATCCGTGGCTTGAGGCCGGCGATTGGCAGGCCTCGCAGCAGCAATACGGCGAGACCGACCTTGAGGGAATGGAATGCTACGCCGGTTTGGACCTCTCGCGAGTGTGGGACATGTCGGCCCTGGTGCTCTGCTTCCCGTGGGCCAAGGGAGAATACCGCCTGCTCTCCTACTTCTGGCTCCCGCGCGAGACCGCAGAGCGCAAGAGCGACGTGGTGCCGTTCACCCAATGGGCGAAGGAAGGGCTGTTGACACTCACGCCTGGCGACGACATCGACTATGGATTCATCAAGGGCACCATCCGAAAACTGGCGAAGCGGTTCAAGATCCGGAAGCTGCGCTATGATCCGACCTACGCCAACGAACTGACACAGTCGCTTGAGCAGGGCCAGACGGACGAGACCGGTAAGGCGATCGAGCAGGGCATCGCCGGCCTGGTGCGCGAGCCGTTCCTTCAAACGCTCATGAACTTCACGGTGCCGACCAAGGACTTCGAGCGGCTGCTCAAGGCGAAGAAGCTGCACCACAACGGGCACAAGATCCTCACCTGGCAGTCGGGCCACGTCCATGTCTACCGCGACTCGAACGGCAACATCCGGCCGGTGAAGCCGAAGGACGGCGTCAAGAAGATCGACGGCATCGTTGCCGCAATCCAGGCGCTGAGCGGCGCGATGGACAAGACGACCACGCCGGCGCCGACCTATTACCTCAAGAACGAACTGGAGGTCTTGTCGTGGTGAGCCTCGCCAACGTCATCTGCCTCCTCGGCGTCGTCGGCATCTGCGTCGCCTGCTGGCTCGTCTGGCTTCCTCTGGGTCTGCTCATGGCGTCTCTTGCCGTGGCTGCTCTCGGCGTGCGCGTCCACCTCGGCCCGACGTTCCGCGTGGGCGATGCCGTCCGGTGCGCCAAGCATCCGGCGACCATGAACATCGAGCTGATTCAGGGCCAGGTCTGCGGGTGCGTCTGGATCGAGAACGGCGAGCTCCGGAAAGCCGCCTTCATTCGGGCCGAACTCCGGAGGGCTTCATGATCGCCGACATGCTGGCCGGCTTCTTGGTCCCTCTTCGGATGAAGCAGCCGCGCAACATGAGCCCGGAGAATCCGGCCTTCGATCTGCAAGGGCTTGGCGCCTACCTGCGCGGCAGCGGCAGCACGTCGAAGGCCGGGGCCACGGTGACGCACGATAGCGCCATGGGCGTGGGCGCCGTGTTCCAGGCGGTGTCGATGATCAGCGGCGACGTGGCCGGCTTGACCCTTTCCGTCTACAAGAAGGACGCGGACGGCAACCACATCATCGACCGGGACCATCCGGCGCAGCCGATCGTTTCAATCCAGTGGAATCGGGAGACGTCGGCCTATGAAGGGACGCGCCGCCTTGTCGCTCAGGCGTGCCTGTGGGGCAATTCCTACGCATACATCGAGTGGCAATACGAGGCCGTGACGGGCAAGCTGAAAGTCGCCGGCCTTTACAACCTCTTGCCGGACCGCACAAAGCCGATGCGGACGACGGACGGCACGCTCTACTACCGGACGTTCGTCAACGGCGAGGCGGTCAATCTCCGCGCTGAGGAAGTCTTCCACCTGAAGAGCGTGTCCATCGAATGTAACGTCGGCATCGATCTGGTCGACAAGGCCCGCGAGTGCATCGGCCTCTCGCTAGCCGCGGAGCAGTTCACGTCGGAGTTCTTTTCGAGCGGATGCAAGGTGTCCGGCCTTCTCGAACTGCCGCTGGGCATGGCCGAGCCGGCGCAGGACAACCTGATAGAGGGCTTCACCAAGCGAGCGCTGAACAAATCCTTCGGCATCGCCATCCTGCGAGATAACGCCAAGTTCCAGAAGCTGACCGCGAGCGCCGAAGAGAGCCAGACGCACGAGCTGAATGAAGACCAGGTTCGCAACCTGGCCCGGTTCTTCAACCTCCCACCGTCGAAGCTCGGCATCAAGGATAGCGTCAGCTACAACTCGCAGGAGCAAAGCGACCTCGGCTACCTGAAATCGTGCCTCACCCACTGGCTGCGGGCCGTGTGCTCCGAAGGGTCGATGAAGCTGCTGACCTACGAAGAGCGGCATGGGGCCCATTGGCTCGAACACAACCTGAGCAACTTCATCGAGCCGGACACGGAGACGATGACGAACGTTCTCGTCAAGCAGGTCGAGGCGCGGATCATCAGTCCGAACATGGCGGCGAAGAAGCTCAACCTCCCGACGCACGAGGGCGGCGACACCTTCGAGAACCCGAACACGTCGAGCCCGAACAAGGCCGCGGCAAAGCCTGAGACGACGGCACCGACAACGCCAACTGCGGCGACGGCAACGCCCACCGCGTTGCTCGACGTGCCGAACGTACCGCAACTCTACGACTACGATTGCGGAGCAGCGGCAACGGCCGCCGTCTGCAAGTATTTCGCCGTGGGCCCGGAGAACTACGCCGACTACATCGCCGGCTTGGGAACGACACCCGAGGACGGCACCGATCCGAACGCCATCATCGACTTCCTGCACGAGCAGGGCCTGGCGGTCACGAGCGGCGACGGCCTGACGCTCGCGGACCTGCGCAAGTTCTTCGCCGCGGGCCAGCCCGTCATCGTCCCGCTGCAGATGTACGGCACCACGCCGGAGTACGACGCCGAGGAGGCCGCCAACCTCGAAGGCCATTATGTCGTCGTGGTCGGCACGGCGATGGGCCTGGTGATGTTCATGGACCCAAGCGCCGACAACACCGGCGCGGAGTCGGGCGGCCTGGGTGTCATGCGAGAGGAAGACTTCGACGAACGCTGGCACGACATGGAGGCCGACGGCGTCGTCGACGACCACTTCGGCATGGCGGTCAGCATGCGGCCGGTGGTGGAGGACACGGCACCGGACGAGCCAGCAGAGCCGCCGAAGCCGGAGGAACCCAAGCCTGAGCCGAAGCCGGAACCCGCGGCATCGATCCCTCTGGAAGCCCTGCGCCCGCTGCTGTCCGAGAACCTGAGCCGCATGGGCCGCCGCGTGGCCAACGATGTCCGCCGTAATGCCACGAAGGACAAGCTGCCGGGGCTGGTGGACGCGAAGCTGCTAGAGCACCGGGCACCGTTTGACGAGGCGCTGCGAGCCACGGCCGCCGTCATCGGTGTCATCAAGGGTGAGTCGGCCGACGTCATCCTGGCGACCATGCACGGCTTGTTCTTCGCTGGCCTGCTGATCGACTTGGCGGCAATACTCGAGCCGCCGCACAAGACGAGTGAACTGGCGGCGAACGTCGAGATCGCGTGCAAAGCGTTCGAAACCACCATCGCGGAAGCCATCTGTGTAAAGATCCTCTAACGGGAGATTGGCCATGTTGAAGATCGCGAAGAACGAAGCCGCCAAGAGCGCCGAAATCCTGGTGTATGGGATTATCGGCGGCGGGCTTTTCGAGGATGGCATCACCGGCAAACAGTTCGTGGACGCCCTGAACACTCTCGGCAGCGATGTGGGCGAGATTCACGTCCGCATCAACAGCGTCGGCGGTTCGGCGTTCGACGGCCAGGCGATCTACAACGCCCTCATCGCGCACCCGGCGAAGAAGACGGTGAGCGTTGAAGGTGTGGCCGCAAGCGCCGCGTCATTCGTTGCGATGGCGGGCGACACGATCAGGATGTACGCCAACTCGCTCATGATGATCCATCGCTCGTGGAATCTCACCATGGGCAACGTCTCCGATCACCAGAAGTCCATCGAGCTGCTGTCTCGCCTGGATGGCGTCGTGGCCGACGTCTACGCCAAGCGGGCCGGCAAGGACGTGGCTGTCTTCGCGGATCTGATGGAGAAGGAAAGCTGGTTCACCGCTGACGAGGCGCAGGCACAGGGACTGGCCACGGAGATCATCCCGAACAAGGGCAACGAGCCGGCAGCGTGCGTCGGTCCCGATTGCCCGGTGGTGAAGTCGTTCAAGCATGTTCCCGAGGCGGCGAAGGCGTTCTTTACGCTCAAGCCGAAAGTGCCAATTGGCACTCTGGCCGCCCTGAATCGCCTGAAGGAAATTGACGCGGAAGCGAGCGCCGACGTGGCGAGAATCATCGCTGCCCTCAACGAAGGTATCACCCAAACCGCTGCCCCCGGCAGCAAGGAGACTCCCATGTCGACCCCGACCCCGAAGGCCTGCGGCTGCGGTGCGAAAGCCGAAGAGCAGACGCCCGCCAAGACCGAGACGACGCCCGAGCCCAAGAACACGACATTCTGGTGCGAGTGCGACAGTTGCGGCTGGCAAGAGCAGGGCATGTCCAGCAAGCCCGGCAAGTGCCCAGAGTGCGGCGAATATGACGTCGTGTGCGAACCGGAGGACGTTGACGATCGCGCTGACGAAGCCGCCAAAGTCGCCGCGCGGGCGTATCGCATCGAGCGTCGCGCCGTCCGGCAGCGCCTCCGGGAGATCAAGGAGAACGCCGCGGCGGTTGCTTGACACTGCCACTGCCAATTGGCAGTCCTGGCTAAAACGCCCTTGACAAACGCACCTGCGTCTGTCTACTATCATTCCAACAACTTAATTCCATCGCTGCGGACCCGAAGGCCCGAAGCGAAGGCGATAGCGACCGACTCCGATGAGGCGGGCGCTCATCCCAAAAGCAGGCAAATGGACCTGTCGGGATGAGCGCCCGCTCTCTTTTGCGCCAGCCGCATCCCGACACAACGGGAGCGAATGCGATGGCGAACCTCAACGCACTCCAGGAACGCCGTAAGCACCTGGAAAAGCAGATTCACGACCTCAGCGCCAAGCAAAAGACTTGGACCGCCGAGGATCGGCAAGTCTGGGCCAAGGTCAATGCGGCCTATGACGAGAACCTGGAGACGATCAAGACCGAACAAAAGATCCAGGCCGAGGCCAAGAAGCTGGCCGCGCAGGGTTCCCGCTTCGGTCCGCGCACGCAGGAGTACCTGAGTGATCAGGCCATGGCTCTCCAGGCGTTCCTGATGCACGGCACCGACCTGGAAAACGACATCACCGAGGACCACCGCAACGCCGCGCGTCGCGTTCGCGTCTCCATCAGCGGCAATCGCTTCGCCATCAAGCTCGGCGGCACGGCCGAGTTCGCCGCGCGTCAGGCGGCTTACGTTCCCGGCCGCCCGCAGATGGCGCTGTCCGGTCAAGACCCAAAGAAGGGCGGCGTGCTGGTCGGCGCAACGCTGATCGAGACGCTCGAAGCGGCCGTCCTCGATTACTCCGGCGTTCTCCAGGCCTGCGACGTGGTCCGCACCGACACCGGCGAGCCCATCAGCTTCCCGACGATCGACGACACCACGAACACGGCCCAACTCGTCGGCGAGAACGTGGCTGCCACCGACGCGACGGACATCGCCACCGACGCTTGCCGGCTGACCAGCTTCGATTTCAACTCCGGCATGATCCAGGTGCCCCGCTCGCTTCTCCGCGATGCCGCGATGTTCAACCTGGAGAGCGAGCTCGGCAAGCTCCTGGGCGTTCGCATCGGCCGCAAGCAGAACTCCGTCTACACCACGGGCGCGGGTGGCGGTCTTTCGCCGGCCGGCATCGTGACCCGCTCCTATCTCGGCGTCACGGCGGCCAGCACCTCCGGCTTCAATTGGGACGAGATCATCTCGCTCGAGTACAGCATCGATCCCGGCCTGCGGAACAGCCCGACCGTGGGCTACATGATGCACGACAACATGGTCCTGCTCGCCCGCAAGCTGAAGAACGGCGAAGGCGAGCCGATCTGGCAAAGCGGCTGGAACACCGGCGCCCCGGACCGCATCAACAATCGGCCCTTCTGGATGAATCAGTCGATGGCCTCGTCCGTCACGAGCGGCGCGAAGTCGATGCTCTTCGGGCAGATGAAAAACTTCAAGGTCCGCCAGGTCGGCGAGGTGATCATCCAGCGGCTCGTCGAGCGTGCGGCCGAGAAGAACGCCGACATCTTCCTGGCGTATGCCTCCGGCGACTCGAACCTGCTCGACGCCGGCGATCACCCGATCCGCCACATGGTTCACTAAAAACCGGCGCGAGCCGTTCACCAAAAGGGGAAGTCCCATGAAACGCATCAAGCTTCTCAAGTCCTTCGTCGGGCACAAGATCGACCCGAAGACGAAGGTGCCGATTCCGTTCGGCTTCGCGGAAGGCGCGACGATCCTCTGGCCCAGCGACGAGGCCGACAAGTTCGTGATGCTCGGCATCGCCGAGTATGCTCCCGAAAAGAAGTAAGCCGGCCGCGGGCCGACTCAGCCTGAACCATCCTCCTCCTTTGGAGATTGACCAATGCCTTTTCCGCTCGGACCGATCAGCGGCATCACGAAGCTCATCAAGATCAAGGACCATTCGGCGGCGGGCACGTCGCCGATCACGTCGAGCGCAATCGACATGGACCAGGACGGCGGCTATGACGGCGCCTTGATCTTCACCAGCTTCGGCACCCCGGCGACCAATAACGTGATGAAGGCGCAGCAGTCGGACGACGACGGCAGTTCTGACGCCTACTCCGACCTGCTCGGCTCGCAGACGATTCCCGGCGCGTCCGATGAGGACGTGTGGATCGAAGTCTTCCGGCCGACGAAGCGTTACCTGAAGGTCATCGCCACGCCCGGCACGTCGAGCACGGTCGAGAGCATCTGGGCTCTGCTGTATGGCGCCCGCGACACGAACAACGTGACCAACCAGGTCACCGGAACCATCATCGGCACGCAGTTGATTTCTCCCGCGGAAGGGACCGCCTGATCCCGCGTCCGCGTTCTAAATCACGTGTCCTTTTGGGAGCGTAAGCAATGGCGACCCTTGAAGCCGGGCATCAACCGAACCGGATGTATGTCGACAACGACGGCAACATCCACCTGAACGGCTCGGTGCTCTACACCGACGAAGTGGGCACGGCGGTCGACGCTGCCGAGTTGGGCCGCGCGGCCGATGCGGCGTCTCGCGTCGTGAACTGCACGGCCTCGACGCTCGCCGTGACCGAGGCGCTGCACGATGGGAAGATCATCACGCTCAACCGGGCCGCCGGCATCGCCGTTACGCTGCCTGTTGCCGCGGCTGGCCTGCATTTCCGGTTCATCGTGGGAACGACGTTCACTGGCGCGGCCTCGATCAAGAGCGTCACCGGCGCGGACATCATGATCGGCCACGCCCTCATGGGCAACAACAGCGACAACACCGTCGTCGATTGGCAGTCCATCGCGTCGGACACGAACGACACGATCGACCTGCTCGGCACGTCCAACTCGACGGGCGGCATGGCGGGCGAGGAAATCGAAATCATCGGCCTGGCGGCGAACCTCTGGTTTGTCTCCATCCGCGGCGATGCGGCCGGCACGGAAGCGACGCCCTTCGCGAACACGGTCACCTGAAAAAAGGGGAGCCATGGCCGTTCAAGTTGTCAGCGGAGTTTCGCACTACGTCTGTCTGTCGAGCGACACCAAGCCGACGACCGGCGTCCCGGCCGGCAGCACCTGTCGAGAGGTTACGCTCGGCACGCCGAACACGGTGCGCCTGTGGGTTTACGACGGAACCGAGTGGGGCCAGAACGCAGACGGAGGGGACGTCGTGGACATCAACCTGCTTGTGCCTCGCTCCAGCACTGGGACCGCCGTCCTCGACGAGAGCAAGGCCGACTGGTCCAGCGCTCAAGACCTCATCACCATCGCGCCGCAGACCGGCGCGGCGATTCGTGAGGCTTACCTCGACATCGACCTGGCGAAAGCCGCGACCGGCTTCGCTGCTGGCTATGCCGCGCAAACGCTGACGCTGCAGGTCTGGCGGAAGACGGACCAGACGAACTATCACGGCGAGGCGCCGCAAACCGCCATCTCCGGCACCAACGCCGCCAATCGAATCATCCGCATCCCGATCGGCATGGTCGCCGTGACTTCCGCTGTCAAGGTGACGGCCAAGCTCTCGGCGGAAAACGGCGGCTCGACCATCGCGAACATGCCTTACGAGTTGACCTACCTGGCGACTCTGGCCCCGACCGTCACGGCTGCAACCTGATTCGGAGGGTGACGTGCCGGCATCTCTCTACCTTCCCGACGCAAGCATCGCCTGCAACGCCTTCGGCATTCAGCGCACCGTCGAACCGACGATTGAGCCGGTGACCGTGGCCGAAGCGAAGGTGTCCGCTCGCGTTCAGCAATCGGCCGAAGACACCGAATGGGCCGAGAAGATCACGGCGGCCCGCGAGCGGTGCGAGACGAACACGCTCCGGGCCCTGCTGACGCAACGCTGGCGGCTGACTCTGGATCGATTCCCCTGGGGCGGATACAGGCCGCGCATCCCGTTGTTTCGCCCGCCGCTCATCTCGGTCGTGAGCGTGAAGTATTACGACACGAACCTGGTGCTGCAGACGCTGGACCCAAGCGCCTACCGGGTGCTGACTGGCAAGGAGCCCGGCTGCATCGAGCCGGTCGCCTACTACTGGCCATACACGGCGTACTACCGGGCCGAGAACGTCGAGATCATCTACGAGGCCGGCTACGGAACCACGGCGGACAAGGTGCCGGCGACGCTCAGGACGGCAATCAAGCGGCTGGCGCTGGCGTGGATGGAAGAGCGGGAAGAGTCGGAGATGCAGGAGAAGGTCCAGACGGCTTTTGACCTGTTGTGTGTGCCGTTCAAGCACTGTTTCGATTTCGGGGGGGCCTTCGAGTGATGATCCGCACGGCGTCCGGCCGCATCATCGACTGGCGATTCAGCCTGCCCATCAGCCCGGAGTCAATTCGTCGGCTCAACGCGGAGATGGCGGAAGCGGCCCGGCTGGTCAAGCAGCACGCCAAAGACAAAACCAAGAAGCCCGAACAGAAGGGATACAAACCATGATCGCCACCCTGCCCGCCTTGCTCCTCGTGCTCATCGTCATCGCTCTCGTGGCGAACATGGCCCGCGTCAATTCCACCATCACCGTCGGCAATCAGACGATCAGCGTTGCCACGACTCGCTCTGGAGCAACGGAAGTCGGCGCTACCGAGACGCTGGCGGTTGCAAAGGTCGGCACGCTGTCCACGCGCACCGACAACAATACCGGCATCCTGACCATGGCGGCCAGCCACGGCATCACGACCGGCGCGACCATCGACCTGTATTGGGTGGGTGGCATCCGCCGCGGCATGACGGTCGGCACCGTGTCCGTTAACTCCGTCCCGATCGACCTCGGCGCCGGCGACAACCTGCCGGCACAGGATACGGCAATCGTCGCCTGCGTCGTGACCACGATTACGCAGGTCGTCACGGCCGCTTCGATTCTCTTGGTCGGCGTTGGCATGTCGCGCCGCGGTTCGGTCGAGTTCCAGCAGAGCGACGGGACGCCGATTCTTTCCTTGCACCTGGGGGCTGCGGACGCCTTGGCCGCCGCAACGCCGAGCGCGGAAGGGTTCGACTGGTCCAGCAGCCAGGGCGTGACGACGCCTTTCGGGGCAGACGTCGGCAAGGTGGTCATCAGTAACGGCTCAAGCGCCGGAACGAACGTCTTCAAGTACGGCCTGAGCGTGGACAACGACGCATGAGCGACCGCGAGCAACTTCTGGTCGACGGCCTCCGCTACATCCGCATGGAGTGCGAGCGCAAAGACGCCGAGCCGGAGGGCCTACTGCGGAAGATCCACCAGCTCGTCGGGGTGGTCTTCCAGCGGGCGAACGTGCCGAACGCCGGCGACATTGCCGAGCCGGTTGAAGTCGCGGAGCAAGCCGGAAAGCGATACCTGCTTGACCTCGGCAGCGTCCAGGTCACCGGCCAGCTCGACGACGCGGCCCGTTTGCAGGGCAATGTCTGGCTGAACGATGCAACGGTCGACTGCGAGGGCCTGGAAGTGTCCCTTGCCTTCGGGAAGCCGGCGCGAGTGAACATTCTGGGAGTGGTCCCTTATGCAGGCCGGGAAGCTGAGGCATCAGATCACGCTGGCCAACCCTCCGGCGAACGCTGAGGCCGGCCTGGATGCATTGGGCCAGCAGACGGAGGCGCCGATTGCCTTCGCGGAGGACATCTGGGCCAACGTGCAGGAACTGAACGGCTAGGAGCGGGTTTCGGATGATCAGGTTTCAGCGATGGCGACGCACAAGATCGACCTCCGCTGGCTGGAAGGCGTGACGCCGAAGACGACGATCACGTGGGGGACGCGGACGCTGAACGTGATTAGCGTCCTCAACCCTGACGGAAGGCTGTTTGAAATGGTCATCATGGCCGGGGAGTACAAGACGCCGTGAGCAAGGCACTCGTCACGGTCAAGATGGACGGCGTGAAGGAGTTCGGCGAACGGCTGGACGCGCTCGAAAAGAAGATTCGCCGCAAGCTGACCAAGAAGGCCGTGACGGCGGGAACACGCGTGTTCATGCGAGCGGCCAAGACCAAGGCGCCGAAGCGGTCGGGCTTGCTCAAGAAGAGCGTCGGGAGCCGGGTTCAGGTCTACCGCAACAGCGGTGTAGTGGTCGGAATCGCCGGGCCTCGGACAGGGTTCGGCAAAGAGGTTGAAATCAAGATCAAGAACGCGAAAGGGACAAGGGTAGTGCGAAGGGTCAAGAGGTACCAGGATCCAGTAAGGTATGGCCCGATCACGGAAAGCCGCAATCCTTGGATGCTCCCGGCGTTCGTGTCCTCGAAAGACGAGGCGCAGGGCAAAGCGGTCGACGTGCTGCGGGAGGGGATCGAAGCGTGAGCGTCAAGACGGGCCTGAGAGCGTTCCTGGTGGCTCAGCCGTCCATCACGGCCCTTGTGAGCCAGCGGATCGGCCAGCAGGGCAACCAGGGCTGGGACAAGCCCTACGTCACGTTCCGCCAGGTAGCCGAGAACCCTCACCGGCACCTGCGGGGCGAGACACTGAAAGAGACCTTCCTGCAGATTTCCTGCTACGGCCGGACGCAGGTGGAAGCCGCGGCGGTGGCGGACGCCGTCCGAAACTCAATCGGCGAAGGGCAGAGGGCGTTGACGTGGGACGACACCTACGTCGATTTCGCTCGCTGGGAGGATAGGTCGGACGACTGGGTGGACCCCGCGGCCGGCGAAGGCGCAACGATCCCGAACGAATCCTTGACCTTGATCGTCTGGCACCGGCCAGCGTAACCGGAGGAGAGAGCAATGCATAGTTTCGACACCAAATTGGAAGTCAGCGACGACGTCGGCTTCAGCAGCCCGACCGAAATCACGAAGGTCCGGTCGATCGAGGGCGGCGAGGACAAGGCGACCATGTCCGCGAGTCACCATCTTCGCTCGACGAACGCGATCAAGACGAAGGACATCGGCATGTTGGAGGAGGGGGCGCGGACCTACCAGATTTTGTACGACAAGACGATTTACGCCGCGCTCCGCACGATCTACCGCGCCCGCACGGCGAAGTATTTCCGCGAGACGCTGCCGGACAGCTCGACGCTCATCGGCCTGGGGGCCATCTCCAGCATCGGCAAGCCGACGGCGCCGGACGATGACGAGATGATGTTCACGCTGGAAGTGACGCCGACGGCTGGCTGGGACTTCACGGCATCGTGACCCTTAGCCTCAAAATGAGGCTAACGGGAAAAACATTGGGAACTTCGCAAAAAAAGAGCACCAAGCATGAACCGCAAGGCCTTCACCGAACGTTACCGCAAGGCGCAGACCAAGCCCGTCACGCTGCCGGACGGCACGGTGCAACTCGTCCGCGCCATCACGCCCGGCGAGCGAGACGCCTTCGAGAACTGGCTCACCAAGCAGAAAGACAAGGTCACCGACAACTTCCGCGCGAAGTGGCTGTCTCTCGTCCTGTGCGACGAAGAGGGCGTGAGGCTCTACGCCGATTCGGACGTGGACGAGATCAAGAACATTCCCGGCGGCGCCGACTTTGAGATCCTGTTCGACGACTCGTGGGCCTTTAACGGCATGTCGCGGGAGGCTCTTGCCGAGCTAAAAAAAAGTTCCGCGAGCGCTCACTTGAATGGTTCCGCTTCCACCTCTGCCTCAGTCTCGGCATCGTCCACCCCGACTACCTCGACTGCCCCGCCGAAGGCTGGCGCGTCGGCCTGACGCAGCGGCAGCTGGCCGACTGGCAGGCCTTCTATGAGGCGACCCCCTGGGGACCGGACCGGGACGACATGCGGGCGGCGATCGGAGCCAGCAGCACGATCAACCGGCTCAGGTGGTCTGGCAAGGGCGTGAGTCCGAAGCAGTTCTTGCTGTATCAGCCCGAGAAAGACCCGGCGTTGCGGATGAAGTTGATGCGGGCGCAGGCGGAAGCCTTCGCGCTGGGCACTGGCGGCAAGGTGATTGAGAAGGGGAAGTAATGGCCACGTCCATCGGCAAACTGACGCTCCAACTCACCGCCAACAGCGAAGGCATGAAGGCGGACCTGGACAAGGCCGGGAACGCCGCGAATGACTTCGGCGACCGCATCGGCTCGGCGACCAGCGGCACAAAAGCGATCGACGAACTGAACACGAAGGTAGGCGACACGACTCGCGGCATGTTCGAGGCCAAGCGTGCGGCTCACCAGCTTACCGGAGGCCTGACGGACCTCACCAGCGGCGGCAAGGGCATTGGTGAGATTACGCACGCACTGGGCGACATGACCAAGGGCCTCGCAAAGGCCATGCGTTCCGCTGACGGACTCCGGCGCACGCTCAGCCTGGTCGCCATTGACCTCGCCATCAAGGGCGTTGCCGCCTTCGACGAATGGCTCTCGGCCGGAAAGGTCGCAGAGACCGTCAATGCCAAGGACAGGCCGAAAGCGGAACTTGACGAGAAGGTGTCCAAGCGACTCGAGCGCATGGGCATCATTCGCGAAGGCGAGCGGCCGACGGTGACGGACACTGGCGGCGCACACGTCAGCCGCGACCATGGTTTTCTCGGCTTCCGCACGTCTGATGAGTCTTTCGACCTGAGCAAGGAAGTCGTCGACCTGGCCAAGCTGGCCGACGCGACCAAAGACGCGGGCGGACGCCTCGACGAACTGACCCGGGCGGCCGGGCGAACGGCTGACGAGATGACGTTGCTGGACGCCGAGGCGCGGCTTGCCTCCCTGCCGTCAGTCGGGAAAGCATGGCGTGACCTGGCGGCGGACGCCGACCACTTGCGGGCCTCCGTTCTCGCGGCCAAAACTGCCGTGATGGTGACCCGGTTCGGCGACATCGCCAGTTCGGCGCGTGAGTCCGCGGCGACCATCGGCATGTCGGGAGTGGATGCCGCGCTGCACCGGGCCTCTCTGCGGTCGGTTACGCGCACGGTCGGCTCGACGACGTTCACCGAAACGCGGGCCATCAGCGCGGAAGAAGCCCACGCAAGGCGCGTCGACGAGACGCGGGAAGCCTACCTCCGCGGCTCCATGACGATTGAGGCATACCGTGTGGCCGTTGCGGCTTCCACGTCCGCCATGCACGACGAAATCCTGATCCGCGGCGAGGCGAGGTCGGCCTTGATGGCAGAGGCGGGAGCGCGTGCGACGCTGGCGGCAATGACCGAGGGCGACCGGTCACTGGCGACGCTCCGTGAGATGACGGACCTGCTCCGCGTTAGCGCCATCTCGGCGGAAACCTTCGGCCGGACGATGGAGCGGTCGCTTGGCATCGCCGCGGCTCCCATTGATACCTTTATCGCCCGCATCGAGGCTTTGCGTGCTGCCGCGGCTACGCCGATCCCGCTCACGATTGCTCTGCCGGACGCTTCGGCGCCGCTGGCGGGCCCTTCGTCGCCGCTCATGGATTTGATCCCAAGCTTCCTGCGGCGTCTCGGCAGCGCCAGAATCGAGGGCGGCGCCCCGGCCATTGATGCGGCCCGCGCCGCAAGCGACCGCGCCGAGCTAATCCGCGGCCTCGTCGGCGAGACGCGCACGCCGATGGAACGCCTGTCATCCCGACTCGCCGACCTGGACCGCGGAGAGATGGCAGCGCGGCCCTTGCTTGGCGTCCGTGCCGACTGGACGCCGATCATTGGTGAACTGTCCGACCGCGAGCGGGAGATGTTCGACCGCTCCCGCGCCAGTGCCTTTGAGGACGCCACACGCGGCATCAGTCTCGCCATGCCTGGCGGTCCTGGTGCTCTCGACTTCGGCAGCGCGGGGGCCATCAGCGCCATCCATGAGGCCATGCGTGCCGGGCCGACAGATCCCGCTGAGCGCGCCGCCGCGACACTGGAACGGATTCGAGAAATGGAAGGCATGGCGGCTACCGACCGACGCGCCATCCGCGACGCTCTCCGCGACGGTCGCATCGTCCTTGCTCCTGGACCTCGGGTGTAATCCATGGCTGTTATCTCTTGCGTCGAAATCGCCGAAGGCCGGAAGGCGAACTACTCGCTCGACAAGCGCGGCGTTCCCACACGCACCTACTCCCGGCCGTTTCGTGTCATCACAGACAGCATGCTTACCGGGCAGTTCGACGTGCAGAACGCCGTGGGCCTGCCGGCATCGTGGGCCTACTACGCGACGGAAACGGAATCAGACCTTGCCTGCCGGCTGACCGAGCGGGACGCAACGCAGGACAGTGAGAACCCGCAACACTGGCTCGTCGAGTGCCGCTACACGAACCAGTGGCGCGACGACACCATCGTCGAGAACCCGCTTGACCGGCCCTATGAAATGTCGTGGGACAACAGGGAGAACCAGCAGGCGGTCGAAACCGACGAGCAGCGGAACGTCGATTACCCGGACGGCCGGCCGGTCAACAACAGCGCCGCCGAGCCATACGATCCGCCCATCATGCAGCGGGCGACGCTCCTCGGCTTCACCATCATCATCAACAAGGAGTTCTTCGACGCCTCGCTTTACTCCACCTACCTGAATCCGAACGCCACCAACGATGCGCCGTTCTTTGGCTTCTTGGAGGGCCAGGTTCTCTGCGCCAACATCACCGCGCCGACGGAGAAGAAAGAGAACGGTATCACGTTCGTTCCGGTGACGCTGAAATTCGAGGTGGTGACCGGCCTGGACACCGACGGCAACCCGATCACGTGGGACCGCTGGCTTCTCGATCGCGGCTACAGCTACCTTGTCGCTCCCGACGTCCGGGCGCCGATCCTTGACGAGGTGACGCATCAGGTCGTGACGAAGCCTCGCTTGCTCGACGGCTCCGGCCAGCAGTGGGACGGCGTGCACCCGTTCTACCTCGGGCCGTTCGTCCTCCAACCGCGCAAAGATTTCTCGCTCTTGGGGCTCTCGTAATGCCGGACGAGATTCAATTCTTCGAGTCAGACGACATGCGGCGGATTGTCGAGGCGACTCGCTTCGTCGAGTCGTTCCGCCTTCAACCGCCGCGCCCGGAGATCGTGCAGAAGGGCGGCGCTCTCAAGCGCAAGGTCCGCATCCTCTCCGAAGGCAAGACGGCTGGCCACTACCTCGGCCGGTGCCTCGGGTACGACGCAGACGACAATACGCATGCGGACCTGACCGGCGACAAGGTCTGGATTGCGGACATCAACGACGCCGACCTCAAGCTTGGCGTTCGCTACGATGCCGAGCTAGCCGGCTACTTTACGAGCGCCGGGGGCGAGCAGCACGCGGTTTACCAAACGAACGCTGCAGCCCAGTCCGGAGCCGGGAGCGTCCTCCGAGCCCTGACCCACGTCTGCCTCCTGCACAACATCACCTCCTACGCCGGCGGCGACCAGACGACCATTAATTCAAACACGCTTACCGACCTGACCGGGACAGAGGTCACAGTCAAGGTCTACGCCCCGGCGCCCGTCGTTGTGGTTGGCGTCTTCGACATTCGCGGAAACACGGCGGCCGTTACGTTCGACTGCGGCTCCGGTGATGGGTCGGTGGACACGTTCAAAGGTTACCTGGTTAAGGATGGCACGCCGGAAACGCGCGTAGCAGTGTTTTCGCCGGCTCATCCGTTGGCGCGGGCGACCGTCATGCAGGTCTGGCCGCTCAGCCTGGAAATCGGGACCTATGTGTTCAAGCTGCAGGGCGCGCGTGCCGGCGCTTCGGGCGGGACGGCTGTTTACGACACGGAGACGAGTTGGGCCATGTATGGGGACGCCCTGTGTGTGGACGCGCGGACCATTACCGTGCCCGGTGCGACGCTGGGGGCGACGGAACGGCTCGAGCCGGAGACCGATTGCTGCAAGACGCTGGAAGTCGACGTCGAGGGCGCCGGCGAATTGTCGAGCGACAATGACACCACAGCCTCGATCGGCGTGGACGTGACGGGAGCCGGCCAGTTGAGCAGCGATGCCGCTGTCGGAGTCGAGATCGTTCCCACGGTCGAGGGCATCGGGGAACTCAGCAGCGATCGAGCCCTCTACGCCGTGGTGTCGTTCGACGTTCAGGGCGTGGGCGAACTCTCCAGCGATGCTGCCCTGTACGTCCAGATCGCCAACTACATCACCGAAGTCGAAGGCAAGGGCGAGCTGTCCTCCGATCAGGGCATGCTGGTGGCGCTCGCCGCCTACACGATGGACGTTGAGGGTAAGGGCGAACTCTCAAGCGACAAGGCGACCTCCGCCATCATCTCCGTCGACGTCGAAGGCGCCGGCGACCTCAGCAGCGATCAGGGCATGCTGGCGGCCCTGCACAACACTGTCGTCGACGTCGAGGGTAAGGGCGAGCTGTCCAGCGACGCCGCTGTCGACACGGAGATCTTCGACGGCTTCTGGCACGTGGACGACTTCGACCCGACCGTCCACGACTACAGTCGGCAGCACAACGACGGCACCAGCGTTGACGACTTCGTCTGGTGGGACGAGACGAACGCCACCAACCCGCAAGGCTACACCTACTCGCTCAACCTGACCACGGACGGCGGGCGCGTGGAGATCCCGTACATCTCGCAGTACAGCGTCGGCGCCAACTCCTTCACCATCAACGTCTGGTTCATGCAGAACAGCCTCACCGTGGACGCCTCCGGCAAGCAGTGGCTGATCGGCCAGAACGACGGCACGGACTGGTGGGCGCTGTTGTGGGACCCCAGCGCGGGAGCGTCCGGCCAGCTTCAGTTCCAGTTTCACACGGGCGGCGTGACGCAAACTGTCGTCGCCTACAACTGGCCCGGCGCCGTCAACCAGTGGCAGAACGCGACCATCCGGCGCGAGACGACAGGGACTGCGCAGGCCTGGTCCCTGTGGCTCAATGGAGCGAGCGTGGCGACCAGCTCGACGGCCTGGACAGTCCCGACCATCATGACGGCCCTTGTCTTCGGTCGCCCGGCGACGGGATGGGTAGACGTGGTTTTCGGGCCGATTGCCTTCTGGAGAGCTGCCGTTAAGGATGCGCGGCTGGTGGAGTTGGCGCGGCGGACGGGGCAGGTGACGGTCGAGGGCAAGGGCGAGTTGAGCAGCGATGCGGCGACGGTCTACACGGCAGCGCCGATTGTTCCTGGGACCAACTGTGCGACTGCTGCTGCCGTCTCGCCAGGGACCACCTACGGGGCGCCGTTCACCATCGCGAACGGCGCGGAGCACTGGTTTGTCTTCACCGCACCCATCGGCACGGCCAAGCTGGTCATGGATACGTCGGCCAACCTCGGAGAGAACGTCTACGCTCCGAGCGCTGGCGGCGACCCGTGCGCCAGCCTCTCGTCAATCTTCGGCGGCGCGACCGGTGTCGGCCACTTCTGCCACGACAACCCCGACTGGTACGCGCTCATGAGCGGCAGCAGCGCGGGGCCGCACTATTTGAAGGTGAGCAACGGGACAGGCAGTTCGGCGACCTACACGTTCTCGATCGAGTCGGGATCGTGTTAAGGGAGCGGACCTTGCCAGAGGAGAGAGCCATCGGAGCAACGGTAGAGGGCCTGGCTGGTGTCGTCGGACATCCAGAAGACAGGGAAGTCTGCGGCGGCAGGAGCGAAGCGGATCATGGAGCCTTGCGTTTCAAAGACGGACAGTGTCTCAATGAACTTGGCCCCTTGCTTCAAGGGCACGCGCTCGCCGTTGAGGCAGAGAAGGTCGCCGTGCTGGCGGCCGGGGATCGAGACGCTCCAAGGTCCGTTCGGGGCCAGTGCGAGGTGCCATTCACCTTCATGCAGGCGAGGCTTGCCGGACACCGGGTCGACATTGGGCCGCTTCAACAAAAGAACGGCGGCGAGACCGATGCAAACCAGGACGGGGAGAACGAGAAGTGTTTTCCGCATGGCAGGATCTCTTTGAACGGGACAACGCTCGCTCCATTAAACGTCTCCCAAAGGAGCCCGAGACAACGCGGAAATCGGATTGGAACGTAAGTCAGCTGCGCCAGCTGAGTTCTGGAAAACAGATTTCTCAAGAGGGATAAGCCATGCCATCCGTAGCCATCATGCCCAACGAGGGCGAACTGAAGTTCCTGGACATGCTCCGCGCCGGCACTGGCACGGCGAACGTCAACCTGGTCCAGTACGTCAACAACGTCTCGCTTGCCGCCGGAACCGTCTGGGCCGACCTGACCGAGGCCGGCTACAAGGGTTACAGCCGAATCAGCCTGTCCGGACTTTTCGGCGCGGCCGCCATGTCGGGTGGGTATGCGGTCAGCGCCTGCGCGCAGCAGACGTTCGCCTACAACTCCGGCTCGGGCGGTAACGCGAGCGAGACGGTCTACGGGCACGCCGTGACCTTCAATTCGGGCGGCACGAACAAGATCCTCTACGCCGTGTCGCTGGCCACTCCGCAGTTGATGGCCGCGGACGGCTACACCATCAAGCCCACGCCGAAGTTCAAGTGGAAGGGCGCCAGCGGCTCCGACGCCACCTTCCCGGATGAGGGGCTCAAGCGACTGCTCGACATGTGGCGCGCCGGCACCACCCTGAACACCAACGCGCG